CCCTCTACCATAAGGCCGTTATCATCCTCGAGCTTTCCGAGAACGTCTTTTTCGAAGTCTGCCGTCAGCTTCTCAAGAACTAAATCGCCCTGGTAGCCGTTGTTAGCTTCGAGAACCGCCCAAACTCCATTATCTGCGTACTCGTTTACCGTATCGCCCTGGGGAGCTAAAGAAATAGATTTAGCTCCTGTGAGGGGCTTCGGGGTTCCGTAAGTAGAAGTAATAGAGCCGTCAAGTCCGACCGTCTCCGTTACTACTGCATAGTGAACGTTTTTAATACCGTAATGATACTTGATCTCATTCATTCGGTTTTTCCTCCTAATCTTTAATTAAGTCTATATCAAATTCGATAGTATAAAACTTTTGGGCTTCGTCGTAGTCTTCCGATATCTCGGGGATTATATAATTATCTGCGAAGTATTTAAGGATTGCGTTTTCTGCGGTTTCCGTTCTCGGGAAAGCTTGGCAGAGTTCAACTACATAATGGCTTATGAGCTGCCAGCCTGTATCATCTGCGGGGTCGTAGCTTGCCGACTCTCGTCTAACACATATAAAGTCGAGCTGTGTACCGTTGGGTACAACCTGATAAAAGCAAGGGAGGCCCGTCGCCGTTTTCAGATCTAATATAAGTTCTTTGATCGTCATAGCTGATTGAGTCTCCTCTCTATTATTTCGGTCGTTACCTTATCGGCTTCTTCCTGGCTTAATATGTGCGGTTTTGCTTTTGCCTGTCCGACGACTCTCCCGTTTTTAATAATTCGGTGGCCGTTGTTCAGCAAGTGAGCGAGTCGATAAGTCTTTTTGTTATGAACTATGTAAGTTCCCTTTTCTTTGCTTACCGTCCAATTTTTAGGATAATCGGAGCCGGGCCAAAGTGACAAAGCTTTGTTGCGGATCTCTTGAGCGATCTCGTCGGCTGCTTCTTTACATCCGGCCTCTAAAGTCGTTGCGGCTTCGCCCTCGATCTCTGTTAAGATTTCCGTTAATTGTTCAAAGCCGTTTTTTGCCATTAGTCGAGCCCTTTCCTTTCGGATAGATATAACTCTATCTTAGCGATTCCGAGCGGATAAGTTCTATATACTTCGTAAGTCTTACCCTTGTATTCGACTTCGTTCTCTCCGTTGTACTTGAAGCGGGAAAGCTCAAGTAAAACGGAAGCCTGTATATCTTCTTGGTGAGCTTTGAAGAACTCACTCGAAGAAATAGGCTTTTCCAAAACTTGAACCTTCGAAGTTGTAACGGTCTCGATCGCTTGGCCGAGATCGTCAAGGGTCGGGGCTGTCGTCCTGCTTATTAAGTTGGCGAAGCTGTTTATCCTCATATTTCCTCAACCTCGGGGGCTCTGTAAGTCCTGGATATAGTGAGACGGGTCTTAAGATTATCATATATCTTCCCGAACTGCTCCCGCTCCGCTGTCGTCGATAAGTCGACAAAGTTCATCTTTACGAAAGTAGCAATAGCCTCTTTAACGATTGAATCGACGTTAGAGCTATCAAATGTGATAGTTCCAGCCATAGCCAAGTCGTTAATAGCTGCTTCGATAAGAGTATCGACCGAAGAGCTTATAGTGGTGTCGGTATTACCAGCGAGCCCGATTTGAAAGTATACATAATCTTTAAGGGTCATAATCTTAAATCTCCGTTATTTCTCTTTTGTCTCCCCTCCGAGTAAGCCCCGGAGGGAAGAGCAACAAGAGAGATCTTTATATTGACTACTTAAGAAGGCTTATATTAGCCGCCAGCCTGAAGGCTGATAAGAGCGAAGCTTGAGGGCTTTGTTACTCCGATTCCTACGTAAAGCTTAGCGATAAACTCAACTTTGTCAGCCTTTGCGGATGTGTAAGGGTCAACTACGATCTTAACATCCTCACCCTCGGGATAGTTAGCCGTAACACCTGAGAAGTCACCTACAAGAGCGATCGGGTCACCCTCTCCGGGAGCGTCGTCAAAGTTTACGTTATCGAAAACGACCTCGCAGCCGTTAAGGAAGTAACGGGGCTTTCTCTCGTTATCGAGAAGAACTTCATAAATAGGTCTGTGAACGTCGTCAAGAAGTCCCATAAATGAGTTAAAGAAAACTTTCTTGTTCATAACGATTGTAGGCTCATTTGCGGAGTCTGCGAGCTCTGCGAGACCCTGCAAGATCGTTGTAGCGTCAATAGCTGCTACGTCAACGGTAGCAGTAAAGGGAGAAGTAGAAGCGGCTACGGTTGCGACGATATCCTCGTCCAGCTTCTTGATGATTCTCTCTGTAAGCTCGTCATAGATATATCTTAAGAACTCTTCGGAGTGAAGTCCGAGAACCTCGTCAGTTACTCCGATCCATTTCTTAATAGTAGCGGGAGTGATTGTAGCTGTTCCGATAACGAGAGCCTCTTCGTCGGGAGCGGCTGCACCCTCTGTGTGAACTACTGCGTCAGAGCTGGAGATCTCATAAGGAACCTTCAAGATTCCCTTAACGTTCAGCTTCTTAACCTTGGAAGCGATATTTGAACGGCTCCAAGCTGTTTCTACATACTCCTGTACAAAAGTAGGGGTAGGAATTGTACCGCCTCCGAAGTCTGTAAGCAAAGAACGAACTTCTTCATCCTTGCCGGTCTTGATGTAATTAGCGAAAGCGTCGATATACTCTTTTGAGCTTCTGATTTCTTTAAGATCCATAGTTTTGTTAATCCTTTCTTCAATAATTGTTTCGGGTTCTTCTACCTGGGGAGCCTCGGCGATTGCTTTCCTCTCCTCTTCGGCTTTCTCGAACTCGGCTTTGATTTCCGCTTTGCGGGTCTCGATAGCTTCGACCTCTTTTGTAATTTCCTCGATCTCCGTCTCGTCAGCGATTGCGGAGCGGGTTTCGAGTTCCTTTAACTTGAGATCAAGCTCTTCGTTAGTCATTTTTTCAATTTCCATAATTTGACTTGATCCTTTCTATAATCTCCGCTCTTCTCTTCTGGATTCTCAAATCCGATAAGGCCTTATCAACAAAATCCTGTCGAGCCTGCTCCATAGAGCGAGCGTTAATATCTGTGTTGGGGTTTGCGGGGAAGTCTACCGCCGATACATCATAGAGCTTCTTAACCTTCGTTATTGTTCTCGTTACGAGAATCTTCTCGGGATCTTCTTCGGTGACTGTTACATCCTCGGCTACTTTGAAGCCTATGCTCATTTTGTCGATATAACCGCCTCTAATCTCTTCGGCCATATCTCTACCGCCCTGAGTTCCTCCGAGATCGGCCCTTACTTCGAGCCCGGTCTCATTAGCTTCAAGCTTAAGAGTTCCGTTCTTTGTCCTGGCGAAAACGTGGCCGCCGTGATTGTACTGAAAAACAGTATCGGAAGTATCGGCTTCTTTGAAAGCGTCTCTGTCGATCTTCTCCCAGACTTCGACCTTCTTACCTTCGAAAGCGTCGTTATACTCAAAGAGGAGATAAGGATCGTCGAAAGTGGAAGCCAAGCCCTCGACCTCGTAAGAGATCGCCGTTTCATCCTCGGCAGCTCTGAACTCAAAGTTATTTTTAAAGTTACGATATTCTCTTTCGTCTCTGATAGGCATTTTTATTTATCCTCCTAATCGCATTTTATCAAATTAATGTTATTCTTCAACTTTTTGAGGTTCGTCCGCTGCGGGCTCTTCCTCTGTCGGTTCTTCGGTTATCTCGTCGGTGTTTTTGTACTCGCCTCTTACTATGTGCTCGTCGCCGCCCTCGATCGGGGTAAGGTTCCATATCTCACGAACTTCATTAATAGATAAGACTCCTCTATCGAGAAGCTTCTCGGAGATATTGAGCTTTTCAGTATTTGACATAAAAGCGAGCCTTGAGGATGTAAATAATATCCTGTTGCCGTAGCCCTGTTGATCGACTGTGAAGATCATATTAGTAACGACCTCGGAAAGCTGGATAGAGAACCATTCTATACACCCCTCATAAAAAGCCGTAAACTTATCGCCGTAAGCTTTATTTTGGATAATATCCTCATTTACTCCGAAGTAGTTAAATACATTTGTGCGGATGTGTTCGAGCTCGTCGCTCTTGAGGGTATAGGGGTTAGACTGTATTTGTTTAATATCCTCGAACTTCTTGTTAAACAAGAGAAGTCCGCCGCTGTCAGCTTCCGAAGAGAAGTTCGTTTTATTGAACTCCTCTTTTTCTTTCTTAAGATCTTCGTCTTTTGCCAGGATAGCAAGTCGAGCCATAAACCTATAAGAAGCTGACGACTTAATAGCCTCTGCTACTCCCTGATTTTCGAGGTCGATAAGTCCGAGGGTCGGTCCGAGAGCCTTATTTGATTCTCCGAAGAGTTCATCATAGAGCTGGAAACGGGTCAAGATTCCGCAGTTTGAAAGCTCAATAGCGAGCTTCTTCTTTCTGTAAGTAAAGCGGATATACTCGACTCCGGTCTCTTTCGATACTACGATTTGAGACTCCGACGGCATTATCGGAAAGATTCCGACTTTATCGCCGAATTTATCAAAGATCGGGATAAGCAAGCAGTTATTTTGAACATAGAGAATCGAAGCTACTCTATAAAGTAGCTGGCTCCAAGTATTCCAGCTGTTCGGGTTCTTGCTTGCCTGAGTCTTAAACTTGACTTGAGCGTTTCCCTCGAATGAGATCTTAAGCTTTGAAGCGTGACGGGCTATTGAATCAATCGCAGCTCTTACGAGCTCGGATTCATACAAGGCCCCGTTCCAGGTTCTCCAAGCGGGTTTATAGAACTCGAGTTCTTTATAGAAGTTCTCAACTTCGGTTTTGGCTATTTTTTCTTGAGTTTTGGCCGGGAAGAGTTTCGAAACAAGGTTAAAGTTAGCCATTTGTTAAATACTCTCCTATTTCGTTCCAGTGCTTTTGTCGTACTGTCAAAAGGTCTAATAGTGCTGCGGCCCCGTCGATATGATTCCTGGAGGCCGTTTTTATCATTTTACACCTTTTGTTTTCATTATCAAATTTTAATGCACAATTTAATAAGTGAATCTTCAACAAATCATTGTCTCCGAACTCGAGAAAACCGTCTCGGATGAAGCCCTCAGCCTCCCGAATTACTCCCGTAAGGTTAAAACCTTGATATACGTCGTCAACGACAAGGCCCGAGTCTTTGAGGTCTTGTATCAAGTATTGAGCCGAGTATCTATCATATCCGATAACCTGCGGGAGGATCCTATATTCTTGAACGGCTTCGATTATCCAATTATAAACATCCCGATAATCGATAATATTATCCCCGGAGAGAGATAAAAAGCCTCTTTGTATAAAAGCTTTGTAGGGAAGTCCGTCATTAGCGGAAGCCTCTTCGAGCTTCTCCCCAGGTAGCCAAAAATGAGCGATAATATAAAGCTTGCCGTCTCTCTGCCAGCCCAAACAAACGGCTGTTAAGTCGGTCGTTCGGGATAAGTCGAGCCCGATTAAAGCGTAAGTGTCACGAGCGTCTTCGAGTGTCAGCGTCTCACCTGAGAAGCATTTATCGATTATATGGTAAGGGAGCCAAGCGATCGAGCTATTGCTTTTGATATTGCAATACTTAGTTAAGAACTCTAAATACTTCGAGTGAGAAGTCTCGGCGATCTTCATTTCATCAAGTAAGAACTCACGAGTAATAGATACATCAAGATTCGGGTTCGACTTTTCGAGTTCTTCGATATTATTCCAGTCTGCGGGGTCGTCGATAACGTAAAGAAGCGGCAAGAGTCGAAGCTCTTCGCTTGATCCGTTCAAAACGGCGGTCGCTCTCGTAAAAAGTTCGTCATATATTGAGTCGTTTACATATCCGGCCGTACTTATTGATAAGATGATCGGCTGCGTTCTGGCTCCGACTGACGACTTCAAAACTTCGTATTGTCTCAAGCCAGCCTCACCCGCCCAAGAAGCTATCTCGTCACAAATTACACAAGAGCAGTTTAAGCCGTCCGACTTTTTGGAGCTGAAAGCCAATGGGGCGATAGTCGTCCCGCTCCGCTCGATAAATAAATCCGTTCGCCTCTTTTGAGTTCCGAGGCTTAAAGTCTTATCCTGCTTTATAATATCGTAAACCGCAGAGAAGCATAAATTTGCTTGTGCAAGCTTCGGAGCTACAAAGTAAATTCTTCCGCCCGTCTCTCCGTCCAGATATGCACAATAAGTGGAGATAGCGGCGGCGAGTAGAGTCTTTCCGTTCTTTCGTCCGATAATAAGAAGGATCTCACGGAAGAGCCTAAAGCCCTTGCGGTCTTTCGTACCGAAGAGAACGGCTATAAAAGCTTTTTGCCAAGATTCCAGCTCGATAAGCTGGCCGCCCTTCTCGCCCTCGTGGTGTCGGCAGAACTTTTCAATGAAAGATACTGCAAGCCGGGCGGCGGTCTCGTCAAAGGTTGCCACTTCATCCTCGAAGAGCTTCGGATAGTATTCAAAGTAGAATTTCTTAACCCATTTCGAGACCTTTATCTTTTTACTCTCGATCTGATATTTATAGTCGTCGATATATAAGAGCGGTCTCTTTTTCTTCTTCTCGGGCTGGGGGATCGCTCTTATATCGGTCTCAAGATTTGAATTAAACTCTCCGTTTATGAGTTCGGCGGTCATTTTTTCATCTCTTCAAGTAGAGCTTGCAGCTCGTCTACTTCGTCGCCCGAGGAGCCGAAATCTTTAACGAGTGAGCTTAAAGTTTTGGCGGTCGTCGTAAGTGAGGCGATATATCCCTTATACTCTCTAACCGCTGGGTTAAGAATTAATTCACCCTTGGGACCTGTTATCTGATAACCGTCCTGCTGGATGATCTTATAAAGGTTCTTCAAAATTTCAAGCTGCTTCAAATACTGATCGAGGGTCGTAACAAAGAGATAATAGCCCTCTGTCATTCCTGCGGCCTTTACTCTGTCGAGTAAATCCCTCATTTGCTTCTCTGCTTCTTGGGTCTTTCTTCCGAGTGCAATCATTTTTTAGCCTCCTTTAAATTATCGTCTTGCTTACTCTTGCCAGCTCCGGGAGTCTCGGCCGAGATCATCCCAAAACGGGCTTACTTAACTTAGATTATATCAGAGCTTATCAAGTCGGCTTGATTCGGTCCGTCCTGGAGCCCCTTCAACTTTCAATTTTCCCTCAGTCGGTCTTTCGTA